TTATTGCCCCTAAGGCACCTGTATAATTTAAACTCCAAATAGCTGAGAAAGGAGCAACAATCTCAGTATTAGAATGCGGTGGATTGACATTTTTTGTGAGAGTAGTCCCACTCGTTATCATCAGAGTTGATATTCCGTTTAGTGCCATATTATTTTCCTACAGGCTTTTCGCCGGTTAAGTATGGTCTACTAAACCATAACTGGAACCATTCAGGAGTTCCGGGTTGTATGTTGTGTTCACGCATTAATCGACCCTTTTCAGTTCCAGTAATACTGATATTACTTTCTTCACCTATAACTTGAGTAGTAATTCCACTGAGTTTTTTTAAATCTTCTAAGGTAGTGTCAACGTTTTCCTCACGTGAAGGAACGGATTTGATTTTCTCAAATCCGTTCATTATTTTAGCTTGTTTCCATACATTGAAAGTCATGTATGTATTTAGCTGGAATTATTTAATATCTAATGGACAACGCTTGTACACTACCATAACCATATACTTGTCAAGTAGTTTCTCTCCGTCTGATTTTTCTACTTCAAATTCTATTGAATTAGACAACGTAGTTGAAAATCCTGCACGATTTAGTAACGCATCCCATTGTTTAATTCCAAGAACACTATATTTATTGGGGTTATATTCATGGCGCAATGCAGAGTCAGGGGTCGGGGTTTCTAGATAAAGTCTACCTTTTTCTTTCAACAATCTGTTAAATTCAGCTAAAGTAATGATTGGGTATGGGCTATGTTCGATTGTTTGTCTACAAAAAATGAAGTCTACACTTTCGTCATGGTAGCCATCTTTTTGTGGGATGCATGTCATATCATAGTTTTTAATGTTATGGCCTTTTTCTCTGCATATCTTAGTCTCAGTTTCACTTAACGTAATTCCAGTTACATTAGTGTATCCTCGTGATTTCATTGCATCCAAGAAATATCCGGATCCGCAACCTATGTCCAAAATTACTGCATCCTTAGCTAAATTAAGTGGATCAATATAAGTTTCCACCATTTTGTTTATTAGCTCAAGATTGTATGCGGGTAGCTCTTGTTCAGACATGTGGGCTGTATAAAGCCACTCGTTGAAGAATTTTAGTTTGATTAAATCAAGTGTTTTGTTAATGTCTATCATATTTCTTTCTACAAAGTATCAATTACTTATGCAGAGAAATGATGATATTATTTTTTCTTAGATTTAGCACCGTAACCAGCAAATCCCAGTATTGGACTGACTTTGTGTGTGTCATCAAGTTCTTTACTTTTCATGTCACCTTGGTTAAGGTCTTTGTATTCTGCACCAACAGCTTTGTATGCTTGTTTTAGCATATCCTGTTCTTCTTTTGTATAAGGATGTGTAGTTTTTTGCTTACCTACCCAACTTTTTGCTTTCATATCCAATGGATCTTTTCCATTAGCTCCTGCTACTGCCATACCTAAACGATATGAGGTATAATCACCACTAACGTGTTCACTGTCACCGTATGTATTCAGTCCCTTAGATGATTGAGATTGTCTTTTGGTAATTTTCTTCTGGCTTGATTCAGCCATGAATTCGTTTGCTCTCATATTATGCTACATCGTTTAAGAAAGAAACCAAATGTACTATTTCTACATTAGGGATAGGTGATACCATGATTCTCACATTACCAAATGAAATATCTGCGTTATATCGTGTGAGCGGTGTTCCATAAAAAGTAGTACCAAATACAGTGTGCTGGGCTACGATTCCATCAGTTCTTTTGTTTACTGTCATTGAGGCAGATTGGCTATCATTCGTATCAGGTCTATGAGATGTTATCTGTAGTCGTAAGGTTGTACAGTTTGTTTGAGGAATTTGATAAACTACCTGATTGGCAACGTTGCTATATGTAGTGACGTTTGCTGTATTAATAGCAATGTTAGAAAGATTTATACCACCATTAATTGTCACGTTTCCAGTTGATGTAATTTCACCAATAGCAAGAATTCCACCAGTTGCATAAATATTTCCAACTTGCAAGTCAGATTGAGAATTTTTATCCCCTGTTTTAAAAAAATTCAGGATGTTATTAACTTCACCTACAGTCACGTTCCCCACGTGAAGCGCATCCTTTTTACTTATCCAAACATTTGAAATTAGCTTAGTGCTACTACCAATATCTACTACCTCTGTTGTTAAAGGTATGATATCTGTATTCAATCTTATTGCATTATTTGGTACATCATAGATTAGATTTGCGGTACCGCCACTCAATCCATCGTTATTATATTGAATAGCATTATTAGGACCACCTTGATTTAATAAAGGGATACTCTCAAAATTTAAATTAATCTTTTCAAAGGCAACACGTAACGGATCACCTGTTCCATCATTGGGTAAATCACCTATATTGATTGTTTGAAGTGTATATGGCATAAGTCTACGTTTCTTGTATAGTATATTTATCGTTGGTTGAGCCAAAGTAATATTGTGATTATCATAAATATACATATATTTAGGAGACAAATATGCGTATATTATTAGCTTTGATGCTATCCCTGGCATCTACAAGCAGTTTTTCTTGGGACCAACGTCCTCCTCTACCCGTGCAAGCATGTCAAGTACACAGTCCTTATGGATTTGCACAGACCGCACGTACTGCACAGCCTATATGCCGTGAAGCATATCTAGTAGCATACGATGCTCCAGTTAAGATTCCAATCTATGTAGCATACACATTGTTGCCACAGAATGCATTGGGTTGCTGGCCACGCACTAACGCATTCGTTGCTGACAAAAGTATCGTCGGTGGTGCAACACCAGACGATTATGCAGGTACAGGATATGATAAAGGTCATGCAGTTCCCGACGGTGACTTAAGTTGGAGTGAAATCGTAGAGTACGAAAGTTTTTTAATGACAAACATGTATCCCCAGCACGGCAGTTTAAACCGTGGAATATGGAAATTACTAGAAACAAGTGTCAGGGGATGGGCTGTGCAATTGAACCAACCTCTTACAGTATACGTTGGAGCTATGTATGGCGCTGGTGATTTGACTATCGGTAAGGGTGTTATTGTACCGCATGCTTATTACAAGATTGTCATCAATCAAGCTACAGGACAAGTTGCTGGATGGGTATTCCCACATACAAAACCATATGTTAACTTGGGCAATGATTTAACAAAGTTCCGTGTATCAGTAGGTGATATACAGAAACAAGCAGGGGTTCAATATGCTTTTCCAAAGAATGCTACAGAGTTGCAGCCTGGAAAAGAATGGCCAGTTGATTACGGGGCATTGACTAACGCTAAACGTGCTAAGTGCAAAAATAACGCTGATTAATTATTTACCAGCTTTATCAAAAATATCTTTTTGAATCTTATACCACTCTATGAATGCATCGTGCTTAACTGCACATTCATAGTAAGTGGTATAGTTTATTGCAACTGTTTTACTTATATCACTCAACGTAGCTTCATCACCTAGTTTTGATAATTGAGGGCAAGTTACCAACAATCTATCTGGCACTTCAGGGAATTTAGCGGTTACTGGTACTACCGTACTACACCCTGTTGCTAACAACGCAAGTATAATAAAAATTGCTAGTACAAATAATTTAAGTAAATTCATTTTGGTGCCTCTGCCGCATCGTTATGTGCTTTGATAAATTCTTTAGGTATTTCACAAATTCCACCTGGAGCAAACTTTGTATCATATTTGACTATTTCACGGTCAACATATCTTACAATATCTTCGCCTCGAGTTCTTACAATTTGTGTTTTTGTAATTACTTTAGTCACTATCTTTGTATTTTCTTTGGCACTCTTTAATTCTGCTTCTGCTAGTTTAGCTTCAACTTCTTTAACTTTAAGTTGCCATGCATTATAATCTGCTAGTCCGCCCTCTAGATATAATGCTAGTGATAACACTAATAAACTTATAATACGAACAGGAAGGGCATATAGTTTGATACTACTAGGTACCGTACCCAGTACAAAACCGACAAATGTTCCCAGTACACCTACTGCTAACATTGCATGAAAGACCCAATCGGGTAAAAATGATATTATCCACATATAGTTATTTATTAAAATATGAGTCTGACTTTAACCAATCATAGTATATTTGAAATCCTTCTTCTACATCAACTTTAGGATCAAATCCAAAATCACGTCTGGCCGCATCAATATTTAATTTTCCTCTGCTAGGGAAATCAAGGTCTCTCTCACCTACTATTAAGTTCCCGCCACCTGCTAGTTCTAGTGCCATTCGGGCGGCTTCTAATAATGTAACACTATGACTTTTTGTAATGTTGTAAGTTTTGTTCTCTGTATTGTCTGAGAGTGCGGCTGCAACAATCCCATCTGCGGCATCATCAACATAAGTAAAATCTAATGTCTCTTTTTCTCCGTTAACTTTGATAGTTTCCCCGCGCATTGCTGTAAGTAAAAATTTACTTATAACTCTGTCTTCCACATCCAAAGGTCCGTATACAGCACTAGGCCGAATGATAGTATGGACAAGATTAGTTCTGCGAGTATAATCTCTAACAAGCCATTCTCCTGCTAATTTCATAATGCCATATTGTCCTTGAGGTTTACATATAGCATCTTCTGTAACATCATCAGTAAAGTCTCCGTATACCATTGAACTACTGATATAGATAAACTTGCGTACTTCATATTTATCACTAGTTTCCAACAAATTTAGTAATCCTTCGCTCATAGTACGACTACCTAACATTGGATTTGCATTAACAACTTTCTGTCTAGGAAAGCTAGCCATATGAATTACAATCTCAGGTTCTTCAATCTGAAATATACCATCAATATCTTTATCTGAAATATCTGTTTTATAAATTGCACAGTTATACTCATCTATCTTTTTTAAACGCTGGTACATTAGATAGTCAATTTGGTCTTTTGAGATAATTCCATAGTTTGTTCTTGTATCTATGATTGATACAATATGTCCTTGATCTTGTAGTCGTTTAACTACATTGTGACCTATCAGTCCTAATCCACCTGTTACTAAAATATTCATTCAAATCTCAACTTATAATATGTTAATTGTTGTGGGGTAAAATATGCAGTAATCGTGTAAAGATGACCGTGACCATGAATCAATCTGTTCCACATCGGAGTAGGAGAACTATTTTCCATTACATATTTCCCTGCCGAAGTTTGTTGCCAATCATATATAGGACTAGCAACCATCAAATCTGGATCTTCTACATCCCCCATTGGGATTTTATGCACAACATATTCGATTGTTGCTTCATCAGACAGCCATGTTTGCTTTGATTGCGCCATGACTTTGATAATTCTCTAAATGCACATCTTGCATTGTCATTTGAAATATATTATTCTTTTTTGAATTTAACATTAACGTTGGTAAGGGAAATTCTGCACGTGTTAATTGTTCTTTTACTTGGTCAATATGATCGGTATAGATATGCGTGTCGCCGGTGCTAATGAGTAATTCACCTACTTTATATCCACAATGATGTGCAATCAAATGAGTGAGTAACGCATAGCTAGCAATGTTAAAAGGTAAACCAAGAAACACATCCACACTGCGCTGGTACATATGACAAGAGAGTTCTTTATTTTTGTTGACATAAAATTGGCTCATCACGTGACACGGTGGCAAAGCCATTTGGTCTAATTCACCTGCATTCCATGCATTGATTATGTGTCTACGACCATTGGGGTCTTTGATTAAACCCTCAAGTAAGTTCTTTAGTTGGTCAGTTTCTTTGATATGGATGCTGCCATTGCGGTTATAGCTGTTACCAAAATCATCTTTAAATGTTTCATTTTTATGGACTATTGGTGTTTGCCAGTGTCGCCATTGTACTCCATATACACGGCCCAAATCACCTTCATACCCTGCTTTATCTTTCCAATAACTTGCAAGTGCATTAGGTGTCCAGATTGTTACGGTACCTTCTTTGCTGCCATGCGTGATCTCCGAAAGACGCCTTTCGTCTTGCGAACCTTCGATGAACCAGAGAAGTTCACCGCAGACGGCTTTCCATGCGAGTCGCTTGGTAGTGATAGCTGGAAAGCCCCTACGCAAATCAAAGCGAAGATTACGTCCAAACACACTAATAGTGCCAACGCCAGTTCTGTCATCTTTTATTTCTCCGTTATCTAATATATCTTGCAATAAATCGTGATACTGTTTCATAACTTTCCAAGTAATTTATCAGTTTCTGGTTGTACTGTTTCTGCAATACTCTCAACATTAAGAATAAATTCAAAACTTGTAATTAAAGGATCCAATTCATGTAGCTTGCGAGAAATGACTTCTTCTACTTCTTCAGGGTCCAATCCTTGACGCATTAATGCCTGAATGTTGATAGTATGTTGTTTTTTACCAGACATTCGTACTACTATTTTTCGTATAAATTGTACCGGTACTTTTACTTTGTCAACATCTTCAAGTATGTGTTCCCACTTTCTGATGTATTCGGGTGTCATTATATGTTATGCTGTTAGTGCTGCCTTTGCAGGACGACCTCGTTTTTTAGCCGGGGCTTCTGCAATAACTGTTGCTGCCTTTTTAGATTTTTTAGCTGTTACGGTTTTAGCACCATCTAATTGAGCGGCTTCTTTAAGTAATCGTTGACTCTCAGCCATTAACCCTTTTGCTTCTAAATCCATTTTAGCGGCTTGGTCACGTAGACTTTTAGCAATTATAGTATCAGCTAATATACCTTCAGGGGCTGATGGAGCAACACCTTTGAATTGTTTTGCAATATCAGTTGGGGCTAAATCATCAATTTCAGCAAGACGTTTAACTGCATTTTCACCTGCTTCCATTTCATCTAAAATTTTATTTAACTCATTGAGTTTGATTTTAGTTTGTGGATTAGGTGTGACTATGACTGTATCAGTTTGTACTTTTTTAATTAATCGTTGACCATGCAATACTTGCAGGATGTATTTACCATCTTGTGTATGTGTACGATTCAACGCATCTGCTAAATCTTTGCTATTTTGACCAATATCACTTTCAATGCATTTAATCATTGGGTCGTGAATGTGTCTGTTTAATGTCTCAGTAAAAGTTACTAGAGCCATATGCGGTTCGCCCGGTACTTGGCGGAAGATGATTGCAACTTTACGATCACCAATTTTACCTACGTGTCTTAAAAAACTCATGTTTATCTCCTTGAGGTTCTAAACATATTTAATACAATTTTTACATAAGTAAATTTATTTACTGCCAGACCAGCGTAATTCGTGCATCATTGCTTCGGCCGGGTCTTCAAAATATATATTTTGGGTAAGTGAAAATATAGACATGATGTCATTAACATCTTCCTCTGCACTTACAATAGCATAACGACCTTGACATTTAGTCATTACCCAAAATAATGATTCTTCTGTTATTGCAGTAGGTGCTTTAATAAAATGAGGAGGGATATGTTGTAATTTTCTTTCACTGAACCACAACAAAGGATTTACATTCATCTCGTTAGTATATCCAACATCTTATATTTTTCATACGCATCTACTGCGGCAGGGTTACTATTAGTATTAGTAGGCACTACTTGCCACCATAATTGGTCACCACCTTTAAATGGATGTTGATAACCCATTGCTCCAATAAAGGATCTAGGTTGATGAATCTTACCCATGTACCAAAGCGTTTCTGCTAACTTTAACACATCTTCTAATTCATAATCACCTAGTTCATAGTTACCGGGCCGTGATGCAAACGGATTACCCTGAGCATGATATGCCTTTACAACATTAATAAATCTCTCATAATCAGGTGCGTCGGTACGTGTTACAATAAACATAACTTCCTTTTCGGACACTTCATTTGCCATCATGCTTTGCAAGCATCCACCTAAACTTGTTCCAATATACATCATATAATTACTGCTTTCTGTGTTGCTCGGTCGCTATAAATTTTCTCACCGTTCTTACGAATGAAATCTACTATGCCTTGAGGAGCAGTTTCAAATGCTAACTTTATTGATTCTTCTGTTAAATCATCATCGGCGGTGAATGCATAGATTTCATAACAACGTTGATTATTAGCCTTAGCACGTAGTATCATCATTTGAATACTAGGTGTAGTTGGCTTAGGCTTTTCAGAAAGAATACTCCACATATATTCTTTCTCCCACTTGTCTGTATCAAACAAAAATTCAAGACCATACATGTCCCACATTGCAAGATATTTTTTCATTTTCTATCCTTTACCAGATTGTAAATCATAATGACTTTATCAACTGCATCAGCCAATGGGACATTTGTTTTTGCTAAACGTCTTATCTTGCCCCACATTTTATCTTCTAGTAGACTTTCACGTAAAGATTTCACTTTTTCACTTTCATAATGCACGTGTCTTTCATTGGAACCAACCTGACGTGCGTAAATAGTTTCGCCACCGTCAGGTGATTCATAAACATACCCGTCCGGAAAATCAATTTGATTATTATTTTTCCTCATACAAAGCAAACTGACCGAAAGGGGGATTTGGATTTTTGTCCCCATGAATGATCCATGTAGTATCACAAAAATCAGGGTCGCCCCATGAACCACAAGGATATCCGTCAGTAAACACAATCAAACGTTTAGGTTCAATAGCATTTTTCTTTAGATAATCAAAGATGCAATCAAAGTCAGTACCGCCGCCACCTTGTGGTTCGTATTCTTCAATACTGTCCATGTTCTCACTATCAAAGTCTTGCGGATTATATGTATCAGTATCAAAACAGAATACATGTACCTTGTAACCATCAAATGCATCCATCATGCCGGCAATCTCACCTAAGAATGCTTTAGCTTGTTTGTCGCTAATACTACCTGACATGTCAAGTGAAACAACAACGTCAATCTCTTCACCGGGAGTAGTACCGGGCATAATAGCATCCATGTGCCAACCTTTACGATTGGTTCGCATCCAACTATAGTCAGTGCGAATTGCACTAGTCAAGTTAGTTTGAATCAGTTCACGCCAAGGCATTTGAGGTTCAGTTACATCTTTAATAAGACGTTCAACACCTTTAGGTAGTGTACCAGCCTCTGCACTTTGTGCGGCTTGAATAATTGCCTGTTTCATTTCGGCACGGGCACGATCTTTTTCTTCTTGTGTCATACGTGGACGACCGGGCTTGTTTCCATCACCGTCGCCTTCACCCTCACCTTCACCATCATCACCATCCATATGATCATCAAGCAACATATCAATCAATTGATCAATATTGATTTTCTGTACATTCTTCATCAAGTCATCATAAATTTCTTCAGCTGGCTTACCGTCGTATTTTGTTTCATACAAGCAAGGCACAGTAGTAATGAATTGACCCACATTGTGACGTTTCAAGTCTGCATTAACTGCATAGTCATCAGCAATATTCCAGATTTGAGGATCTCTATCATTGCGGCGACCCATATGATCATAAACAACGTGCAACACTTCATGACCTACTAAGAATTCAACTTCTTTAGGCTTCAACATCATAATAAAGCGGCTATTGTAATAGAATTTTAAACCATCTGTTGCCGCTGTTGCACACCATTCATCGGCGTTAACTAGTTTCATGCGAGTAGCAAGATTACCAAAGAAACTATGACGCAACAATAGACCAATACGTGCCGCTACTAATCGTTCACGTGCCTGTGCATCAATCTTAGGGTCAGTTGGTCCAATAAGTTTATCAAACTTATCACTACGATTCTTTTTACGTTTGCCGATTACTTCACTCATTGCATGTTCCTTTATCAGTTAATACTAGTATTATATTACCAACTGTATTTATTGTCAAGCACATAATCCTCGAAAGCCTTTATCAAATGAGATTCGGGCATATGGTTGTGCTGAGTCAATTTTATAGAATTCCATTCCTTGATCCTTAGACCAACCTTTTGCACGGACACGTTGACCGATTGCATAAAAATATTTTTTACCGGAAAGAGCAGTATGTTTCATTTTAAATCCTTAGAAAAAAGGGCGGGAATATTCACACTATCCCCGCCCGTTAACGGAACCTTTCGGCTCCGAGGGAGTCAACTATATGTTGACGTAAACTTAGTTACCGGCTTCTACAATGTACTTGCCGTACTTCTTGTGGAACTCGTCAAAGTTTCTCAACTGACTAGGTTCGATAGGCAGTTCGTATGTTTTTAATGCAATCTTTGCACCCATAACAACCAACTCAGTTTCAAAGTTGTTCATCATGTAGTCAATAAAGTTTTGAGCCATTTCGTGGAACTCTTTTGCTTTAACTTTTTTCTGTTCTACTGCATCTTTCAACTCATAGCACATACCAACAGTCAATGCGTACATTGCACTAATTTCTTTAACAGACAAGTCTTTCACTTTGCCTGCAAGAATATCAGCAGGATCGGGCATCTTACCTGAGATTTTGCGGTGTGCTGAAAACTTAACAGCAAGACCTTCACCTACTGCACCTGCAATCAAGTTGAATTGTGTATCAGTGTCCATGTTGTCCTCGTCTTTCAACAAGTCACTAACGAAACACCAACTACGGGGTGTTGCAAACGCACGGCTTGATGATTTAGCATCAAAGTCGTACATGTCTTGTTTTGCAAACGACAAGTAACCAACAACGTCTTTGTGAATGTTGTTTTTTACAGCCCATGTCTGCCATGAAGAAAAATCGGCTCGCATTTCAAGGTGAATGAAACGATTAGCAAGGGGCATCGGCATACGATAAGTAACACCTTTGTCACTATCACGATTACCTGCCGCTACGATAACGACATTATCGGGCAAGAAATATTTACCTACACGACGGTTAAGTACAAGTTGATAACCTGCCGCTTGTACTGATGGGGGTGCCGAGTTCATTTCGTCAAGAAACAAAACTACAACTGGATACTTACTTGCAAGTTCTTCATCAGGCAAGTCAACAGGGGGAGCCCAGTCCATTTTACCGTTCTCTTTATTGAAGAAGGGAATACCACGAATGTCAGTGGGTTCCATTTGCGCCATACGCAAATCAATCATAATACCACCTAGTTCCTGAGTAATTTCAGAAACAACATCAGACTTACCGATGCCGGGAGGTCCCCAGAGAAAAACGGGACGTTTAGTTTTGAAAGCAGATAAAATTGCTTTGCGAGTTTGTACACTAGTGATAGTGTGATTGTCAGAGACTTGAGATGCCATTGTTGACTCCTTGTTGATGGCTTACTAATAACGAAAACATAGTATAACAGTAAAACGAATTACTGTCAACCAACTTTTTTACTCTTTTTTATTTTTCGGGCAACTTGATCAAGTAGTGCAAATACCAATTCACCTTCTCGGCGGAAGGCTTCACGTTCCCAAGGGCGTTTCAAATACGCAACGGAATACGGTTTACCCAACCAGATTTTTTTCATTCTACCGTTACGTGATAACTCACCACGATACTGACCACGAACATACTGTTTGGCATGAACCATTTCGTGGGCAAGTGTCATTAGCAGTTGAGGTAATGCTAATGTACTATCTACTGCAATAGTGATTTCTTTATCACCAGTTTTACTACAAATGCCGTTGTTACCGTCGTGTTTGCGTAAGTTAGGGGCACTTACAACTAGTACTTTATAGTTAAATTTTTGGATGTTTAAGTATTTTGCATAGAATTTTGATGCTTTGGTAAGCAATTCAATGCGTGATTGACTTGTGTTTCCGTGTGCTAGTATTTCGATTTCCATACTGTAAGTATAGCAGACTCTGGATTTATTGTCAACCGCTGGAACCAATACTAAGTACATATATGAAAATACTAGTCGTACTCCAAACCCACAGCAAAGGTGATAGCCAACATTATTTGGGCATGAACAATAATGAAAGATTTTGTAAAGCACCTAAAAGCGAAATAACCAGAAGGTGTAGTCGCAGCCTGGTTGATACCATGAACTACGCCAAAGAATTATACTTAGATAGTGATTTTGAATTAGTTGTATTTGATGATCATAGTGATGAGGCAACAGTAAATGAGATTAAAAATAATCTGAGCATTGCTACATTCAAAACACAATTCATAGCACTTGACACATATGGAATCATGCCAAGCATATTACGTTGTTATGAACATGGTCGTGATTATGGTGAAGAGATTGTGTACTTTGCACAAGATGATTATCTATACGATACTACTGCCATTTATGACATGATCCAAACCATGATGTTTACTAGTTATGCATTGGGTAATTTTACATGTATCTATCCATATGATGATCCATACAAATATATACCCGAAAACACAGTAGTACAAAGCCATATCATTCGTCATCAAGGTCGTCATTGGAGAACATTACCAATGACCGCTAGTTGTTTTATGGTACATCATAAGGTTCTAACTGATAATTGGGATGTGTTTGAAGCAATGGGTAAACATAAAGTTGATAGCAAGATGGAAGATAACACTATCAATAAATTGTTTAGGGAAAGAGGATATTATTTGTTTGTTCCTATTCCAAGTCTAGCATTACACATGCAATACGATACTGAATTGGATGATCAAATGAATTGGCGTGATTGGTGGGACAGATATGATAGGCCCAAACCTTTACGACCCGCAGTTGACAAAACAGTATTGAACGTTGGATTTGGGGGGATGCCCATTAAAGATTTATTGTACACAGAAGTGTTTGAAGGGTATCGTGAAGTGTCCTTGGACATTGACACTAAATTCAATCCGGATATACTTGCTGACGTAACTGATATAAGTCACATACCAAATAATTTTGTAGATTGTGCATACACATCGCATATGATTGAACACATTGATTACTTTAAAGTGTCAAGTGTAATCAGCGAATTATTACGTGTATGTAAGCCGGGAGGCTATGTCAGAATTTTGACACCTAACCTACAGAGTATAGGTGAAAAGATTGCATCGGGTGATCTACTTGATGTAGTGTATGAAAGTGCGGGTGGACCAATTAGTCCTATTGATATTATCTATGGGCATCGTCATAGTGTGCATAAGAATCGGGTAGATTTCATGCGTCATCGTACTGGGTTCAGTAGAAAAGTCTTTGAACATATTGCCAAAGAACATAACTTTGTTATGGATATCAAAGAAGTTGGATTTGATTTGTTAGTTGACGTTAAGAAACTTTAGCGCATCAATTGAGCCATTAACAACAATTTTTCTAAATGATCTATTGCTTTGTTAATTTTATCTAGTTGTATATCAACTATATTAGATTTGCGAATACGTCTAGCTTCCACTTCAGTCTTACTGAGTTCACTTACCATATTGGTAATATTGTTTAGCATTTTTTGAAGATCGGGGTTGTACCCAATACTATTCATTTGTTTACGCAGGGCAGAATGGACATCTTGCCAATCTAGTGCGTTTTCAATCTTCATACACTAATTTATGTCACCGAAGTATAGAGGTAAAAAAAGGCTCCGAAGAGCCTTTTATTTTGTTTCTAATTAGAAACTACGTGTGTACTGTAGACGCCATGCATCTTTTTCTTCATCACCATAACTACGGCTCCAGCGAACTGCAACTGCATCTTGTTTAGTAAGTGCATAACCTACTGCAACATGGCCACGTGTAGTACGATAGCTATGACCAGACTCAAATGCATTACGATAACGAGCACCAACATCACCAGTGAATCCTGCACCAAGGGGAATCTTTACACCTGCATCGACTGCATAGTGACTGAAGTGTTCGCTACTATTAACTTTCTCACCCAAACGTCCACCTAAGTAGAACATATCAAAAGTTCGTTTGACACGTACTTCTAGACCTTGAGAAATGGAACCACTGCCATATGCAGTTTGGCTATTTTCCATTTTGATGCTGTAATCCATTGCGCCATCTTTAGTACCAACAACTACTGCTTCTTTGATACTGCCTGCATTTGTTGCACGATTGTTTTCATCAGAATATTCCAATGATGCATAGCCACCTGCGGCCATTGCTGAACCTGCAATCAATAAAGTTGCGAATGTTACTGCTAGTTTTGTAAATCTCATTTTATCTCCTTATGTGTTAAATGATTATATATTTATAGTGTAGAATATGACAGAAATATTATTGTCTCATTCATTGCTATTTGGTAGACCATTACTGTGTCTATCACGTACTTGCTCTACGTCTTGAAATAAACGTTTTTCTTGGGTAGTCAACTTATCTTTGTGTGTTTTTCTAGGATTACCGCATACAAAACATTCTGGATTACCGCAATCTAGTGCATGATGTTTGGCGAACTTATGCGGTTCATCGACTTTCATACCAGATGCTTTGGCAATCTTTACTTGTTTGTTAATAGCGTTTTCATCCTTGAGTAAACGCTTAGAATGATTGAATTTGTCTTGTTCGGTACTCATTTTTTTGATTCTTCTTTTTTCTCAATTGAAGGTGGAAAATAGGGTTCAATTACATAATGATTTGCGCCCCACCATCCGAATGCTGTAAAAAAACCGTATACAATTACTTCCAATATCATTTAAACTCCTTTAAAGGTTTAATATCATTGTGTTTGACAATTACTATATTTTTAATTTGCCCATCTATTTTAATAGGTAAATCTAAATGCACAGTAATTTCAGGCCCCTCTAAATTTATAACACGATCATTGCCCACTGTACCTACAAATGGAATCTTCTTATAATAACCGAATACACGGTCACCGATATAATACGTAGGACGGTATGCTTTGTTTTCAAAATAAGTAGTTAGACTTGCCATGATATCTCCTAAGTTGACGTTCTATTATATAGATTTATCTAAAGGAGTAAAGAAAAAAGGGCAACTAGTGCCCTAATCTTGAAGTCAATACATATCAGCGGTTAGCGATATACATTGTGATTTCAAATCCGAAACGCATATCAGATGCTGTTGGTTTTGTCCACATAATTTTCTCCTGTTAAGTTTGACATACTGTCTTAGTATGTATCACTATTATACACGGAAAAATCAGAAATAACATAGTGAAAATCATTGTTCTTACTAAGTGTAAACACTTAGAGAAAAAGGCTCCAAAGAGCCTTTTCTGATTTTCTGTTACGAGGTATGTCTTACCCTAAGCTGCCTTTATCAGGCTGCTAATGCGAACTGTGAGTCGTTTGCGGTTACTTTTTTCGCTTCTTCGGCCGGGCCTAACGTCTTTCTATGCTATGAGCATAGCGACTATTGCTTTTCCCCCAACCCTACGGTTTTCACATTACCGTGCTGTCCACTCTATTACTTGTTGCCCTGTCGAATCTAGGTCAGGCCCATCATAAAGAAACTTGTTTGACATACTGCTCACCGTCACCGGTAACATACCAATACTCATCATCGTTGACTATGTATCCCGAGTCTGCCAAACTATCCATAGCATTGTCAAATGCTTGGGTGCGTGACTCATCTTCTACATAGTCTAATCCTGACATGATGGCAGTATAGATTCCTTTTAGTATTAGAATTTTACCTAATCCCTTGCCTTGAAGGGTTGGATCTAACTCTACTAAACTTCTTCCACTATCTGCATCGTATTGAAACGTTCCTGCATATTGCCCGCCAACGTTCATTTCAACACCAATGGTATTACTACCTTTTGTTGTATTGAAACTTAGTTTTGCACCGGCAATCTCATTAATACGCATCAAACTTCCTTATGGTGGACCTGGGGGGATTCGCACCCCCGTCCAGAACACTTTTCTCTTTGCTTCATACAGCAATAACTTACTCTTTTGATTTGTCAAAGACTGAATCTAACCAATCTCTAGCTTCCTCTTCGCTGTCAAAAAACGGACTAATACATTGTTGCTTTTCGTTTACATAAAACCAAGTATATGTAACCATACCCGCATCTCTGTAACGTATTAGCTTCATAATTAGTCATCTATCTTTTCAATAGCATCTTTGCAGACTACCATATAATACAAAAACACTGATCCCAATATCAATAATATCCAACTCATGATAGTCTCCTTAGTATACTACATTATTTAGCTAAGGACAATTATTTTTGGTCAAAACGTATACGCAACCATTCCCAATCATAAGTCAACATAAGTTTATTAAAATCCCCGCCAACTTCTTTGTAGTATTTAACCGCATCTTCTGCACCGTTGACGGACTGCTCTCCGAACTTTCCGTCACCTTTTGTAAGCCAAATACTTAATCTAAACTTACTGTCATTGTCGGTAGCATGTGACAACTTAATACATTCACGGAACGCTGTTCTCCAAGTATCCCATTCGTTAGTATTATACATAGCTATACCAGAATCAATATCTACTACTTCAGTTGTGCTATCCATAGTAAAGTCTAACCCGCGTACTACAGTATTCAATGTTAATTTTTTATTGTTAGCGACAATAGCTTGATGTCCGTAAACTAACCCGTTTACAGGATTAGTTGCTCTGAATATATAATGTCTGCGTGATTTATATATGTTGGGTTGCCAATTGAAGTCAAAATCATCTCTTACTTTCAATTTAGCATTGACTAAGAAATACCACGGGGTATTACTAGCATTTGCTGCCGCATGTTGACTTGCTACACGACCTTTAACACCATCAATTCGCACGATCCTATTAGGTAAATTAAGTGACAGTAAATGTTCATAATTAGCATCCGCACATGCCTCACCATTACTAAAGAATATAATATCCAGTGGTTCAACTGTTTCTTCAAACTTGTGTTCAATAACATAGTCATAGTCAGTAATCTTATCATAAAAGAAAGTCACGGCTGCTTTAGGTATAATAGCTTCACTTGGGAATAAATGCACACTGATTTTATCTGCTTTAATTAGGTTGTGATTATAATTACTTGTACCCTTTACAAAATGCATGTATGCTGTTGTAAACTTATTCTCCATACATGCATCAAATATGCTATCCTCATAAACGATTTTATCTATCTTTAAATCAGCTTGCACTTTATCAATATATTTGTTTTCTGTTGCGTTATCATGACCTCGGTACATGATTGCAGGCATTATTTCAGGTGTATGAAATTTAGTACCAACAATGTGATTAAATTTTTCTTCTAGTTCCTCGGGGTGCCAACTAAAGTCAAATGTATCTCTATCAATTACCTCAATGAAACGCCAATTGCGAATATTAGGTTTCTTTGTAACTCTCATTGTATTAATATATTTTTTATCTGTCCCATTTCTAAAACGATAAGTTGGTCCGCCTGTACGTTGATGTTGTGTTCCAAAAACAAATATAGTAGGAGGTTCAGTTGGCTTTGGGCACCAGCTATAGTCAAAATTAGAGTCTTCGATATCTTCAGGTATTTCCCAATTTTCTTTATCAGGTGTTAATGTAGCTTTTATATCGTTAATATATTTCTTTTCAATTGCACCCTTGACACGATACAAAATAGTAGGCATATCTTCTGAGTTATGCCATTGATTTCCAAATACATATATGTAAGGAGGTTCGTCTTCATCAGGATGCCAGCTATAATCAAACTCTACATTTGAGACCACTGGTCTATATGCACGATTATCTTTATTATTTTTTTTAGTTGCTCTGAGCAAATCAAAATGTTTTATTACAGTTGCGTTAGGCGCATTGTATTTGGGGCCGCCATTTTTTTGCCATTGTGTTCCAAACTGCCATATATATGCTGGTTCGTCTGGGTGCGGTAGCCAGCTATAATCAAAGTCATCTTCTATGTCATCTGGTATAGTCCACATAGATTTATTAGGAGTTAATGTGACTTTGATATCAGTCATATACTTCTTTTCAGTAGCACCCTTTACACGATACAGTAACGTAGGCATTGTTAGACTATCATACCATTGATTGCCAAACACATATATGTAGGGCGGATCATTTTTATCTGGATGCCAACTAAAATCAAAATCAATGTTAGGTAATAAAGGTCTCCAGCATCTATCTTCTTTATTGTCTTTCTTAGTAGCAATTAGTGCCGATGAGTACTTAGTATGAACTCCGTTTTTTGCAACATAACTAGGACCACCTGTCTTTTGATGTTGTGTTCCGAATTCCCAGATTAGTGGTGGCTCTGTAGGACTCGGTACCCAACTATAATCAAAATCATCTTCTATATCATCTGGAATAATCCAATTAGTTTTATCAGGTGTTAATGTGGCTTTAATTGTATCAATATATTTTTTTTCAGTTGCACCTGAAATTTTGTACTGCATAGTTGGCATTGTAACTGAGTCATACCATTGATTTCCAAATACATACACGAAAGGCGGTTCTGTTTCATCAGGATGCCAGCTATAATCAAACTCTACGTTTGCTATTAGTGGTCTCCAATTTCTTAAGTCTGGCGTAGGTAATCTTATTGCATGTTGGCTTGTTTGATATTTTATACCTTCGTTTTTTGGTATTACAAATCTTGGTCCACCTGTCTTTTGATGTTGTGTACCAAACTGATGTATGTATGGTCTGTCATACTTGAATGGTCTCCAATCAAAATCAAAATTACTAGTATCAATGTTTTCAGGGATATCCCAATAACCACTTGACCATAATTGTTCCCTTCTATCTAATTCTGACGAATCAATCACGAAAGAACCTTTATACCATAATGCATTTCAAATCTATCTGCATCTAATCTAGTATTAACCATTGGCTCACCCCTAATGTTTAGTGATGTGTTAAGCAACATAGGACAACCAGTTAAGACATACCATTTTTCAAGGAGTTCTCTGATTCCGCTACCATCATTCGGGACAGTTTGGACACGACTAGTGCCGTCAACATGGACGATAGCAGGATATAAGTCAGGATACCTACAAGTACTGATGACTTGCATATACTGACTATCACGCCAATTGACAGGCATGTTAAAATAATTATGAACATACTCTTCCAGAATGACTGGCGCAAAGGGTCTGAACTTCTGTCTTCGTTTAATTTCATTTACTTTCTCCTTAATCTTGCTGCCTCTAGGGTCTGCAAGGAGGCTACGGTTTCCGAGTGCGCGGGGGCCGAACTCGGCTCGTCCTGAGGCAACTCCCACAATTTGTTCAGTAAGTAGCCTATCCAATAACTGATTAACGGGATAAGGGCCAGGAATATCATACCCGAGATAAGAATTGGTCCAGTTAACTCTACCCCCAAAAGCCAGAGCGGCAGCACCAAGGCTACTACCACTATCACCGGGGCTAGGCATAATCCATATATTATCAAAGTATTCTCCTAGAAATCTATTTGCTAAACAGTTTAGTGCTACACCGCCGCCGTATACTAGATTCTTACTACAACCGTTAATTTTTGCACGTTGTAATATATTTTTTAATAAGACTTCTAATAGTAATTGTCCACTGGCGGCTAAATCTTCATTACTAGCATCTGGTAAATATTCACCCGGAAATCCCAAATGTAAATTGTCTTTAAAATCTATGTTGTAACTATCGGATAGCAGATCCATATGCATCTGTGGATAGTATTTACTATCACCATATGCTGCCATACCCATTGTAATGTATTCTTCTTCGTTTGGTTTTAATCCAATCCTATCTGTTAACGAACTGTAAAATAAACCTAAACTGTCAGGGTATTTTTTACTGTATATTTTTTTATACACAGCTTTATGATTGTTATCGTATCTAGCATCCCAGACGCTTATAGTGTCAAACTCCCCAATGGCATCAATTATCAATACTGTGGCTTCTGTAAAATTACTTGTTTGAAACCCAGCAGCCGCATGGCAAAGATGATGACCATGAGTATGTATTTTCTTTTTACCTAGGCTCTTGTAAGCACCTTGAGCTAAGTATCTGCTAGGAAATAATGTGTTTAAATTTGGATTTTCCCCTGAGCGTAATTGTCTCAAGTACTTTAACCAAGGACGTTCATAGTAATGTAACTCATAGTCACCTTGAACATATTGCAATGCATCTTTGACTATTGCAGAGCCTATATCTTTATCATTTTTTATCCCGCTATATCGTTCATTATGACCCGCAAATAATATGTCGCCGTCTTTGATTACAGCTAAAGATGCATCATGGAATCCAGCGGATATTCCTATGTAATTTGTATTTTTCATTGTCACTTATAGATAAATGGATCTCGTTTCTTCAACTCTTTAAGTCGTTTACGATATTTGTATTCTCTAACTAATTTTCCAATTGTATTATAATATAGTGTTTGAAATAAGTTTCTCATAGTTTATCTTTCAGTTATGCCATTCAATAGACGGAAACATTTTGACAGTTTTGTAATCAATATCATATTTACTGTTTACAATTAGGTCGATAATTTCTATTATAGAATTTGGATCCATTGCATTAGTAGCATCTCCTAACGGGTATGGGGTATTATCCCATAATGGAGTATTAATCCCACCGGGGTGTATGCTAGAGACTTTGATATGTCTGTCTCTTAGTTCTTTACCAAGTATTCCAGCAAATGCAGTTAGACCATACTTACTAGCACAATATATACTTTGATTCTCTAATTCTTCTAATCCTGCTACACTATTGATAAAGACTATTTTACTATGATCTGGCATTGACTCTAATGCTAATCTGGTTACATACATGGCACCTGACAGGTTAGTATTAATAACACGGTCAATAGTATGGATAGATGTTTGAGTAAACTTGACCATATCAAATACCCCTGCATTATTAATCAGTAAATCAATTTCACTATCACCGATGGAATAAAATGTTTTAGATACGTTATCAAAGTTACTAATATCACAAATATGATGAGTATAATTAGGCATTTCTACATTGGTTCTACTTAATCCAATAACATTGTGATTCTTGCTATAGTGTTTTGCCAGAGCTAAACCTAGACCACTACTAGTGCCAGTAATCAATATGGTCTTTTTCATATAATCTCATTAGTTGTATTGCTGATTCTAATTCAGTAGGTGTTAGGTCATTGATGATTTTACACTGTCCAATAGATGCTGGTATAGGTAAGTATTGATTTCCGTTTCTGTGCTTCATTACATCAGACAAGCCTTCTAACAATAATGTGCTATTTAAAAAATCAGTATGAGTTACAGGTAGATTCATTTTTCTAGTCAAATTAAATATTCTAGTTAACTCATCCGCTGAAAGAAGGTTTCTAACAGTTGATATACAGCAACTTAATAAACAATCTAGTATAACTGCTTCTCCGTGAAGTAGATTAGGTAGGTTCTTCATTTCAATTAGAGGACTGAATGAATGACCAAAATCTACTGGTCTTTCTAATTCTTGCTCCCACAAATTATCATTAAGTTCTTTGGTCATACCTGCAATTGCCCGTTCAATTATTTCAGTTGAATGTGTGGTATTTTGAAATTTGCACTGTAGTAACTTATCTGAATCTGTTTCTATTAATTCAAACAACTTACTATCTAACACGATTGCTAATTTCAATATCTCTGCAAAGCCATTAGATATTTCTCTATCGGATTGTGTTTTGATAAACGTAGTGTCAATCAATGTTAGTTGTGGTGGATAAAAACTACCCAAACGATTTCTTCTATTAAAATGATTTATGCTTGTTTTTGCTCCCACACTAGCGTCAACGATTGCTAGTAATGTCGTGGGTATACGAATGTAAGGAATACCCCTACGATATATACTACAGCAAAATCCTACTAAGTCTAATAAGACTCCGCCACCTATTGCTATGACTGGTTCTGACCTACGTAATATTTTATTTTCTTCTAAGAAGGTTAGTACCATTTCCGCATTTGCCCAATCTTTGTTTTCTTCGGACGAGTCTATAAATAACAACGAATCTACGTCATCAAATAGTTGATCGGAATATAACTCATAAACATTTCTGTCAATTATAACAATTTTTCTTTTACTAGTAACCTCGGATAACGATAATACATTGACAGCTTTACGGATTTCAAATTCAATCAAGAGTGATGTTTTTATGTTACATATCATAGTAATTTATTTACTAGATAGCATCCATACCCATAAAAAAACTTAGCGTGAGATATGTTACCACTATGACACTTAAACGGTAACATTCTAAAATATTGGGTAGCCTCAAATAGCATTACCAACGATGTGTTATCTTCAATATTTTCTATAAACAACGAATTGAACTCTGCTAATTTATTTGGTATAATATAATTGGACATAATCTGATTATCATTAATTGTTACTATTGAATCATTTATCAATCCATAGTGACTATTACTGCATTGTAACACCTGACTATAATCTGAATATCTACTATCAACTATCCCTTCTTCATATAAATCAATAAAGGTTATTTTGTTTGTATCAGTATTGTATAGTATGTTTTCAAGTGTGGGATTGCCGTGGACATAGCCTTCACTAGTAATATCTCTATTGAATAGTTTTTTGAACTTATCGTGCTGTCCGATCATGCCCCTAAATGTTTCACCCCTATACTCATATACATCCATCATGTAAAAGTCTCTGAACTCTGGGAACTCTAGTGCATCATGTAGTTTCTGTTCTACTTCTTCCATAAAGTAAAGCATAAGAGAACTACGCAGTGGACTATATGACCTATGATGTATCAAGTCAAACGCTTCCCATAATGATTGATTCAACTTTTCTACATCATCTATTAGATTATTCTTAAACAAAGTTTTAATATCTATACCATCAATATATTCAATATCAAAGTATGCTTCATTATCATTAACTCCTGCATCCAAGACCTTTGGAACAAATCCAGGAAACATACTATTATAACGTTGTAATTTCTTTAGCTGACTATACCATCGAACATATCCATATTCTCTATTCTTATCTGTAGCTATTTTTTTTCTAACAAACTTACCCATAGAGTTTTCATGTAGACATGTTGAATTTAAAGAACCGCCTTTAAGTATTGTGATGTTATCTGTCGATGGCATTTCGTAATTCCCGTACAGCAGCCTTAATTCCATCAGGATGTGTGTGACATGCCCCGCCTACATTCGCTAAGTAATCAACACCAAACTTATCGGTAACTTGTGGTATTAATGTTGCATTCATTCCACAACTCAATGCAGGGACTACATTGTGACTAGTTAATGTGTCCATAATATTTTTAAGGTACACAGGATCATCACTTAAGTATCCGCCCCACATTCCGGCATGTATAGTATCGATACCACTAATGATTGCTAACTTGCATAGAACTATCCAATCGATACCATATGGATTATGTATATTGGTTAAAATCTTATCACCACTCTTTTGGTAATGCATGACTAGTGGATAATTTTTATTTCGAACAGCGGCATAACTACCTAAACCACTCCAGATATTAATATGTATACCATTAACCCCTAGCATCTTAACAGTATTAGTCTTTTCTATAAGTTTGTCTGGATTGCTGTTAATGCAAGTAAGATAAACTACATTCTTATCTTGTATAATATCTCTAATGTAGGGTAAGCGTGATTCTAAATTGCAGTATGAGGGTGATCCTAAAATTTCATCTTCTTTAATAATGTTAGCCCCACCATCAATCATTTCCTTAACTAATAATGATAGTTCTTTAGGGCGTAGTCCTGTCTTAGGTTTTAATATACATCCTAATAAAGGTCGATCATATGTTTTAGTTAATTCTCTTATACCCGAAAGACCAAACTTTGGCTTAAGCATAGGCAAATTAGTTATATCAATGTCGGTTACTCTACACTTAACTACATGATCTATGTCAAGCTGTCCACCTTGAATCATACAAAGTAGTTGTGATACACCATCTTCATCCCAATCAATATTTACTAACGGATAACCAATAATTATTTCACCATCAGTTATTTTAGACCATTCATTTTTATCTCCTAATATTTTAGCAGAATGATTACTAACTAATTCAGGTGATTCAAACTCATTTCGCACAGATGGATTGCCGATACTCTGTCCTATAGCAATTGCCTCTGCCGCAATAGATAGATTTTTAGTAGAGGTAACTTGATATGTTACTTTAATATGGTCTGTGGGTATCTCATTGATATAAATGTTCATTTTATTTCTACTTCATATTTGTCATTAGGATCGCTAATATCTCTAACTACGATTAATTTAACATCTGTTAGATACTCTACTTGACTAATTTCGTATGGCTCTAATACAAAAATTTCACCCGGGCCGAACTCATTTCCGTTTAATAGTAAGTGACCTTCTATTATAACATTAATCTCTGTACCTAATTTATGAAAATGATCTTGGTGGAATTCTCCGGCTTTGTGTTGATGTAGTCCTACTTCAAAATCAGCTTTCAACAAGCTAGGATCAAAGTTACCAACAAACCAACCCTTTGTGAATTGTTCTATGTGTGCTATTTTCATATCTATTTTCCAAAATTCATATAGGCATTACGGTTAATAAAGTTTTCTAAATCTTTTGGTGTGCCAATTGGCCAGAACTCTTTACTATGCAATTCATAATTTTTTACTTTTAGCCCACGCTTTATCGAATAATTATAAACTGGTGCAACATAGTATTCACCATTCTCTTTGTGATCTTCTGCAATCATTGTTTCCGCATCCGTAAAGAAATCAGATGCTTTTGCCCAATGATACACTCCTACAGTTGCGTCATTGCTTATAACTTGTTTCTCTCTAACTTCAATAATATCACCTTTTTCATTTTTTTTAATATAACTGCACTTAGTATCATTTTCCTTGTATGTTAAAATATATGAAGTATTAGGATAATCGCATAGCATTGAATTAAAGCAACTAGAGTCCCAATCTAAATATTGATCTCCGTTAACTGATATCAAGGGCTTAGTTAAATCAATATAATCTTTGGCTAGTAACAATGTTTGCGCGGCGCCCTGGGTAGTAAATTCGCTAACTATGATAGTACCCATAGGTGACAATATATCTTTAATTTGCGGGTATTGATCTATGTGTTCTTTCAATACAATAAAAAATACATCGCCCAAAATTTTTAAAGTCTTTACTGCATGTTCAATCATGGGAGATCCATTAACATCAATGATGTATTTAGGTATAGTATAACCCACATCACGAAAACGTTTACCCGCGCCACATAATCCAAACAATATATTCATATCAAGTGATGTTCTTTAATAAAGTTAATAACATTTTCACCTACGAGCCTATTGCCCTCTTCATTACAATGTGAACTACCCATAGTATCAGGATATAATCTTGTATAATATCCCCATTCATTTGGCATGAAGTTTTCAATATAAGTAAGTTCTAATGATGGGAAACCCATAATCATATGCGGTATGTTAAATTTTTTCAGCAAAAAATGCATCGTAATTATTAATGCTTGATCATACTCACCTTTAACACCAGTGTCAAATAATTCGGTATAATAATACTTGATTGCTTCAAATTTTGATTTATTAACTTTTTCAAATAGTTTAGCAATGCCCGGTGCCTTTCCACATTGAAAGTAATTAATATTTGAGATTGTTTCGGATATCAATCTTGCATCGTTTGATCCAAATGCTAATTCTCTACCGTTAGTAGGTGTTGTACCATGGTATGGAATATATGATTTATATTCAACATCTGACAAGTTTGGCTTTTTATATTTTGTACCGTCATCTAATGGAAAAATTAATCTTTCATGGAATGTAGTAGTGATTACCACTAACGGTTTATAAGATGGATCGCGGCGAATTTGTTCTATAATCTTTTTTACTTGAAGATAAATTACAAAATTACAACAGCCTGCACGTGCATATACTTTTAAAGGTAAATCAAAATGACTTGCAACGACTCCACCGAAACTATCTTCAAAACATCTATCATCAGGTAATCCAGTACCTACGCCAAAACTATCTCCGCATATTGCAATGTGTGTTACCATAAATTATTCTCCGTAATATAATCTCTCATATGCTCTGCCCACAGTGTGTGTCCTAACTCACTGGGATGCATATTTAGAATAACTGATTTCTTTTCAGGATCAGGATCATGGCTTGTAATATAGTTGTGAAAACTATGGATCTCATCATTCTTATGCATAAAAGTTTTTTCATCAATAAGGTCCCATACCATTCCATCCGGTTGACTTTGATAATGTCTAGCATAAGGATCATCAGTCCATTGTTTAATATGCATATCTTGGCGTTGATAGAATGCTTGAAAGAACAAAAATTTAATATTATAATGTTTGAATAATGTTTGTAGATAGAAAATTTGTTGCAGATATCTGTGTGTAGATTCTTCTACATTCCAAAAATATTCAGCATATAATCTACCAAATCTACGCAGTGGTTCTTGCATGTAATCATGTGACCACATTGGCCATATAGTAATCCAGTTACGTATTTTTTCATCTACATAAAAGAAGTCTTTTCGTTCCGGACTGGTCAACCCTACTACAACAAATAATTCGCTTGTATCTTTACCTTTACTTAGATATTCTTGTGTCAACCATCCTACTAAAAGTCTAACACTTCTATCATTGCTACCTGCAGGATAGCTTAGATTAACTACGTCTGAGGTCCCAAACATATTACCAAGTTTTGTAGGCCATATTCTAGTACTCCGATATGTATCATTTTCTGCGTCCCAGTCATTGACAGTGGTAGGAAGTGTTGGATCTTTCATCTCACTACCGTATGTCCAACTATCTCCCACTACTACTAGTTTTTTCATAATCTTTGATATCTTTCTCTTATTAAAGTATAATCCCGAAAAGGATCTAAATCACTTACGTCATCTCGCCACGGCACTTCACCAAGCCAGGCAGCAAACTTAACTACATGAATATTTTGCATAATACATCTATTATAAATCATATTACCCGGACTATAGAAACTAGACTCAGGATCAAATTTAACACCAGATATTAGTAACTGATTATTGGGTAATGCTTTATGCTTATAATACATAAACGTATTAGTAGCAATATCCATAGATTCACTATCACCCCAAAAAATTAAATCAGCTATTCCGTGATGTTCATAATCAGTATGATTGATTCCGTTGTCTCCACCTGAACTGTAAATTGTTCTAGGATCGATTTTTGAGTTACTAAATTTATTAAATTCTGGAAAAACTAAATCAAACCTAGTTTTGATTACTAAGTCATACCGAAAGTTATTTTTTATTTCATGTTTCTTCTTCAATTCATTTGCCATCATTATGCTATAAAACATGTTTCCAAATGACCCCATTGAATTCAATTCAAATGGTTGTTGGTTGATATAACTAGTAGGCTTATATAGGTCGTTGACTGTTCTATGCGTTTCGTCATCCAATCCCCATGTATGATAGAATATATCTGCATTTAAATCGCCAAAGAAATTTTTAAAACAAGGATGTGCTTTTATCCCCGTTCTAAGTAATCCACTAATACATATTGCAATTTTACCAGATTTCGAATCCATCTTTGCCCTTGGAAAATGCTAGTTCGGCTGACTCACGGAATAATTTGATATCCCAATGATTTACAATTAACTTGATATTATTCTTTTTAGCGTAGTGAAAAAATAATTGGTGCATATCAGGTTTCCTATTAAAGCTATATTTCAATTTTATAGTATGTATGTTTAAATAATAATCAGCAAGGATATCATAAGTCTGTGAATCAGAATACCAAAATATATCCCCTAAACGACCGCTATTGGTAAGATGATCCCAACCAACGTGAAAACAGTACATTGAGTTATCTTCTATAACACTCGGATGTTGGTTATATATTACAGGAGCCGTAAAGAATGCATCATATCTCATTCTTATTACTATATCATATTGAATCATGTTTTCAATTTCGTATTCTCTTTTTATTCTAGCACTTGACATGATACCATAGTACTGACTTAAAAAGTTAGAAAAAACAATAGGCTGATTTTTTCTGATGGGAACGAAAGTTTTTGCCGGTTCTATTATATATTTTTTTGGATTTAGTATACCAATTAACTCAGCCAAATCACCTTCGGGGGATAACCAAGTATCAGCAGGACCATCTGCTATTGAGTTTGGTATAGAATTATAGTCCCAAAGGTGACAAAATATGTCAACATTATTATTCTGGATAACATGTTGCTTCCAAGATTCAATACATTTTCTCCAAGTCCTAGGCTGACCACTGAAGCATAATGCTATTTTAAGATTTCCAGGTTTCAATATAATCCCCACATACTGCGTAAATATTTTTATCTTTTAAATTTAGATGTTCAGTTAACACTACCAAAACACTATTCGGTACAGTATCTTTGTCAGGGTATGTCCAAATATAGTTTCTGCTAGTCAATGTTCTCTCATCATTCTCATGCCAAAAACAATGAACAGTGTTGTTTAATAGGTATTCTAATGATGGTAAATTTTTAGCGTGTGCCCAAATTTCATCACGTTGTAAAAAGTCTAATGTTGTTTCATGTGTAGGTTCATCATGACCTAACATAATCTTACCATTAATATACCATACATCTACTTCTACATCATACCCACTATCAATTGCTGATAGTATGTAGCCGGGAGTATTTTCATACTCAACGTTTGGTCCTAGAATATTACCTCTATGTGCTATAAATTTCATAATAATGCCGCCTCCTTACACATGTTATAAAAGTTTTCCATTTCAGGAAAAGTTTCTAAGAAGTTTGTTCCCCTACGAAGGTCATGTTCATCTACAAATTTAACCAAATCGTGACGATTCCAGTCTACAAATTCATTTTTGTTTTCTACTGCATTCTTTGCCATTTCATAGATGCGCTTTAGTTTGTCAGCTTCATGCTCATAAAATCCTTTATTAGCAGTGCCTTCCCAACTCTTACACTCTAGATTACGATACATGTGTGTTACTTGATCGTGAATCAACGGAAGCATAGCCTCGTCTGCTAAAAATATAGTCTGATGTTCGGGGAATCTTAGATAAGGAATATCTAGCAACATAGGGGTCTTGTTGCTATCAGACTTACCATACTTGCGTTTAATGTGTAATATATCATTTAAGAATTCAATATAACTAGTCACACTTAAAATATTATAGGTGCTCATTACAGTAAACTGAATAGTGGGTATAGTTTCGTATGTCTTGTGAATATTACTAAGCCACTTATCATAGTCCATACCAAATCTAATATATTCACTTCGCTTACCATGCGCCTCAGCACTAGTGAATATCTTAATCTTTTTAAGTTTTTTCTCGTCAACAATGATTTTCAATTTCTCTAGGAACTTGTCAAACAAATCATCAGGAGGATTCATGTTCGTATTAATAGAAACTTCTAAGTTAGGATTAGGGTTGGCAATAATATAATCTAACACTTTGAAAGTGTTCTTGTTTAATAATGGTTCTCCGCCGGTGATTCTAAAATGATGTAGGCTAGAATACATCTTAGGCCACCAAGCCCAGAATGCATCTATGTATGGGTTTTCATCCTTGTTAGCAATAGGCATCATATTTTGACTTTTGATCCAATTCAAGTTATTGAATTTATTGACAGTTGGATATGGACCGTGACGTTCGATTTCTTCCATCCACTGACTGCTAATATGAGGGGCACAATAACTACATTTGAAGTTACAGACATTACCAAATGATACTTCTACATAGCTAGGGTCAACATTATCATCCCATGATTTATTAGTGATATCGGCTACGTGAGGAAATGCCCATTGGTCTGCACTTTTATATACTCTATCCGAAAAACTGTCAGTAGAATTATCTTCTACTCTCCAGCAATAGTCACATTCACTAGGACGAGTTCCTTCTAACATCATTTTGCGTTGTTGCTTTTTAAAATTAGTATTGTGAAGTGCAGAAGGATTAACTGCAATCTCATCCAATGGCACTAGATGTGTGCTAGGGTGATGGCAACTATGAGTATGTCCATTCTGTAAATGCATTGTAACTTGCTTCCATTTTGCCACACAGAAACTAGGGCTCACCTCATCTAGTTTTTGTTTTACATTATTTAAATGATTTTTATAATTATCCATTGTTTACCAACCTTCTATTTTTCGTATTACATCTATCTCACGCACTAGAGGACCTAGATTGTGTTTGTCACTATTATAATGACGCTTAAAAAATTTACTTTGGTATTCGTCTAATGTACACATTGGTAAGCCTAGCTTATCACTTAATGAGACTCCAAACAAAGCAGATTCACGTACAGGATCTTTATCTTTACATTCTTCCCACATTGACGGGTAGTTATCGAACCATTGGACTTGTTTGCTATTCCAATCTGTTAACATAGTCATATATGTTCCCATACGTGCTCCTAAAATAGCCCATTCTCCGTTCTCTACATCAGCACCTACATTGTGCCAAATAGTTAAGTGATTGAAATTACGACCGGATACATTGCGTTTGAATTCTTCTATCTCAGGTTTGCGTCCGTTGACTAAACACATTTTTACACCCTCACGAAATCCGGCGCGCCATGCTTGAAAAGGTGTACCGTTAGGGTGAGTTGTGCTGTAACAATCGTACATACTCCAATACAAACTGTTGTTATAGTCTAAACAAAAGTCAACTGTATGAGTATCATTACCATCACTTGCTTCGTGTGTACGCATGTTCATTACGTACTCTTTTGTCCAACTACTCATGCCGCCGTTTCCATAGCGCAACCCGTTGATAGCATTAACTGCTCTCCAACGATATTGTGCTTTTTTGTAATCTTCGTGCTTGTCTGTGAAGTCTAGGGTAAGATTGAAGAACTCCATGTTAGGCATGTTGTCCCCGTCAATCAATATGAAACGTTCAGTATCACTTGCTTCGGCTGCTGCCTTATGTGCGGCGTCACTACCTTTAACTCCGTCTACTCTACGTGCCCATGGCACCATATTTTTAATTTTTAACCAGAATTCTTCTTTTTGTGGCTCGTCATAACTTAGGTAAATACAATCTAAATCTGCTACATCAATTAAACTTGAACTCATCTTGTTTTATTTCCCATTTCTTGCTATCACCTTCATGGTCATCAGAAACCGGAATACTAATATCTTCGGCTGCACAGGAAATTCCATTGTCTGCTTCAACTAACTTAGTTACTATAAATGTAGGTTCCATAACTTGAATCTTCCCGTCCATTATTTTTATATCTTGCCTACCTATAGCAAATGTTTCAGCGTCAATGACAATATAATTACCCTCAATTTCCTCACATGAATAAGTTATTATACTACCATCCTCACTGTAATACAACCTAAATTCCGTGGGAACGGGTAATTTAGGTTCAATAGTTTTAGAATATTCAAACAACATTGCGCCAAGGTCTAATTCTTCATTTTCCATTATGTTCTCCTATAACATCACTAAACGATTTAATATGATAATGAAATGGATATTCTTGCACAATCGTCCCGATTTTAAGTACGGGTTGAAATTCGTATATCAATTCTTTAGTCCAATCATCCATTGTAAGATTATTTATGAAAGATTTCATATGTATAAAACTAAACTCGCTAAAATTGGGCATTGTAGTATTTTCTACGCCCATAATATGACAAGCAATACTATATACCCAATCTGTAGTTGCTACTTCTGAAACATCACATTTTAGCATAGATTTGAAGTCGTCCCAATTCTCAAAAACATGTCGTACTATTTTATAAAACTTGTCTGCGGTCTCTGACTTTTTAAAGTATGTGATTGCGTTATACACGTCTGGTAATTGATTGTTAGTTATAAAATTTCTATATACTTTAACATCTGAGATTTGGTTAGTATAATCCCTAATCGTACTACTTACTACTAAATCACGTGATTTTAATACTTCCCACCAATATGAAATATCTTTTGGAATAAACATATCCGCTTCAAGTTTGATAGTGTATTCATATGGACTGGCTTCATATACTTGCCAATCATTGATTAGTTTCCAATCACTATCTTTAGCTAAGTCCCCGTAAGGTAATAAGTTTTCTGTAATAATAGTTATACTGGCATCAGGCATGACCCTAGTAATACTTTTAGATAAATGCTCTGCACATTTTACATAATCAACAGATGATGTGTTCTGTGCCATAATTACAAAGCCATGACTCATACTACCTCCATAAAGTTTTCTTTACTGAGCATATGAAAGTCTTTGTCTTTAATCGTAATATATTCTTTCTTTACTTTATGTCGGGTATGGTTATCATATAATAAAGCATATGAAACATTATAAGGATGATTATTATTTGAGATAACTGTAACATCCTTATCCGCGTGTGTTAGTGGCCAAGGGATATAATTATTCTTATCCTCAGTTTGCCCATTAACTATACGTAGTGCAAAGGTCAAAGCAAAATCATTACGAAAGAATCCTACTGTAGGGTTATATATATTGACATAATGTTGATAGTTTTCTTGAACCATCTTTATAGTGTCGAATATTAGTTTAGTTTTTTTTGTTTTTTTAAAGTAAATCACTGTTGCCCAAAGTGTGTTGAAAGAGTACTTGCTTATTTTCTCTTGCTCGGCCTCTGGTTTCATTAAAAACTCAGTGGTATTATGACACATGAAATCTTCATATAACTCAAATGGTTTTAGTAATGTATCACTATTGATAAGATAATCTGTATCCAATAATAATGTTTCATCATACGGAGATAGGTCATATGCTTGATATCTTCCCTTGTTGATCCATATTTGATTGTCTACATTTTTATTGCTTTTGTCAGAATCAACCAATATCACATTCTCAAAATTATGAGAATAATTCTCTAAAATTGTATTGGAATCTGTAACTACTGTGGTTTTTAGATTTAAGAATTCACGGGCTCTGTTTGCAGTGGCTACTGCCATTTTAAAATAGTCAGTAGTTCCGTTGTTAAATGCAAATAACAACACACCCTTACTCATCTAATCTTCTCTAATGTTGATAACTCAGTATGCCATTGTTCCATAACAATGTTATAAGTTTCTGTTAATTTTATTTGTAATTTGTTAATATCAACACGAATAGGATTTTCGTATGAATCTAATATAACTACATACCTATTGTTGATACTAGATAAAAATCCTATTAGTTCGGGAGTTGCTGTCCATAGCCCGCCTTGGTCAGCGACTATTAATTTGCTTTGGTATTTGCTTTTTAGATAAGCCTTAGCCGAATTATGATTAAACCGTGCTTTAGCTTCATTGATTAGTTCTTTAGTATCCATGTATACTCCTGAAAGTATTTACTGGATGTAATCAATACTAAAGAATTTTATGCTTTAACAACTGAACCGGCAAACACTATTGTTCCCCAAGACTTGGTGATATAGGTTGTTGCCGGCGGTCTAATAACTAGATACGTAGTAGTTCTGGCTCTAGTCACTGAATCAGGACCAGTATATGATCCTGCACCTGTGTTTAAACCATTAGGAACTTCATCCCAAGTTGTTTCAAAATTAATTGTTGCTCCGTTATTTGAAGTATAAGCAAAAACTTCAATACTGTTTTGACTATATGTTCCGCCGCCGACTGCCGGATTCGTGTATGTTGCACCAATTTGTTTAAATATTGACTGTCGAGTTGTAGTTAATCCAGCGTAGCCCAAATTAGTACCAATAGTAGGTGTATTGCCTTGCCTCGGTATTTGGTTGGGAATCGAGGTAACACCGTTATAAATTACGTCGGCAATACTTCTTGTGCCTGAACTATGACCGCTTAATACAATTGTGCCGCAATTAGTGGCTAGTCCATTAAATACTCCGTCAATACCAGTACTACTAGCTGGGTGAACAAACTGTAATGCAAGTTGACCTCCTGCATTAAAATAATATTGAGCCATTGTTGCATTGGTAAAAGTTACGCTTTGAGTAAATGTTGCATACTCCTTCCAAGCTGACGGGACTTCGGTACCGTTATATACAAATGTTCCAAGAAGTTTTGCATTAAATTTATTAGTAACAATAGTACTTTGATTTGTCATCAATGCGGCAGCATAAGTTGCTGTATCCCCTAATATAGGTGAACTTAAACTAGTTATGGTTGTTCCTTGCTGATTTGCAAGATTAGAAATTGTTTCAATTACGTTTTTCCATTCAGTATATGTCATCTTATTAAATGGAACTACGTTAGAAATAGTAGTTTGACCTAAGGAACTAAGTACTGAATTAACATTTAACAGAATTTGGTTTAAGTCTTCTGCTTCGATTTTTCCGCTTTTTTGATATGCCATTATTTTTCCTTCTTATTTCAACATTACAACTGCTTCAACAGTTCCATCTGTATCATCTAATTTATCACCTAGCGAACGACCGATAGTATTAAATGCTGTCACTTCTTCTTTATTTGCTGACCTTGCATACCCACTTCCTGCGCTAACAAGTCTATCACCCTTTTTAACTGATCCTTTTACCTTTACTTGGACACGACCGCTAATTGCAATCGGAGGATGAGTTGCATCTGTATACCCTGATTTGCTATTCATTAAATAAGCTGCCGTGTTGCTTACAACTCCAAACACGGTATCACTTAAATCTTCAACTACAGCAGTGATTTCTTTCTCACCACCAAGTTCGACAACCGTACCCGGATCATATACTGCATCTGCTTCAAATCTTTCAGCTAAGTCAGCGTATGTTGCTTGAAATCTTGCGTTAGCATCTAACGTCCAAGTACCCTGAATCTTGCCTCCACCTGCCAAGAAATTAGTGGTAACCTTGTTAGGAGCAATATTACCCTTAAATCCACTGACGTTATCGTCGGCTAAATAAAGCGCAACGTTAGAACTATTATAGGTACCTGTTGGTGTAAAGGCCGCACCATTTGCGTACATATAGTTGTCTGATCTAATGCCATACGTGCTTGCAGAAAAGCGTAAATTACCAGTTAGTGTCATTGCGTTACCACTAGTAGGACCAATTACAGCCCATTTACCAGTTAGAGTACCATCAGTACTAGCAGAGCCGGTTGAAATTGCTTGACTATTTAAAGTAAGTATAGTACCAGTAGAATAATCAATAGAAGTGCCACTCAAGTCTGTAATAGTACCAGTAGCGGCAGTAATAGAGTCCCCGAGAATAAAACCATCAACAGAAAGATTACCGTTGATTTCAGAATCACCAGTTACATGTAACGCTCCAATTGTTACAAGACCACCGGATCCACCTGTGCTAGCTAGTTTGCTCCAAGAACTTTTAGAAGTTAGTCCGTCAGCTGGACAAACGTATAATTCTGCACCGGAAGTATCATACCAAAGTTGACCTTTTAACGCATTTGGTGGGGGTGCGTCACTAGCAAAATTTTCAGTTAGTCGGACAAAGTTTTGGTTCAATGCTTGACCATACCCTGCTTTATTTCGTCCTGGTAATTGTAGTGATGTGCTAGTAGTATTAATAGTACCATCCTGAATTGTTGTCAGGGTTGATCCATTAGTTCTAAGTATTTGGTATGCCATTTATTTTACTCCGCAATATTAATATATTTATCTTTAAACCGTGATTAAGTTGGTCAAACTTTGAATTCGGATTGTATAGTCAATCTGAATTTGTCTATTCAAACTCTTTTGAATTGGGTGAAAAATCACATGAGTCAAAAGTTTAGTAAGTTCATTTCCGTTAGCATCGCTTCCATAATCTGCAATTAGTCCTATTTCATCAAAAACAAACGATGAAGCATTTCTAGTTCCATTATCAAATGCTAATTGTCCTGGAGGCTCGCCGTAATCTAATATACATTCAATGATAATATCAGAAAACACCTTACCTGTAGGGTGATTTACAATCATTTTATTTCTACTAGGGTCTGTGTTTAAAATACTAGTATCATCGATAACTTTTACGTAAGTTTGATTATACAATGAAGCATTTTGTCCAGTAGTGTTAGTAGGTAAATATGTGATAACTCCGGTTTCGTCTACGCTTGCGCCACCGTTACCAAAACCCATTCTAAGAATACTACCGTAACCTCGACTGCTTAGTGTATCTGCAATTGCTACACTGATATTTTCATAGTGAATAGCATTGTGTCCGTCATAAAAAACTTCCCCGTTGTTGGGGTCGAAAACTTTCAAAAAGCCCTCAATTTGAATAGGAATTGTTACTTGTGACATTAATCGTCGCCTCGCATATGTAATATAATCTCTTTGGTATTAGGATCAGATATCTTAATACTAGAACTAAAGATAAACCCTCCCTGCTCATTTGGGGCAGGGGTAGAATCTTGTTGGGGTTGCTCTACATCAATGGGTTTTTCGTTCATAATCATTTATTTATCTCTCATTGTAGACCGATATTTAAGAATTTTACCGGGATATTATCACTGAGTTGAATAGGATCCCCGGCTTGTTTATTGTACCAAAGTCTATTATAATAATCGTTTTCTAATTTAGTTGACGCAGATATTGAGAATACCGTAGTATTAACCTTATGTATTAATACCTGTCCGGTTCCTTCTATTCCTCGAGTCAATCCTGATATTGTATTTTCTGCATAGTCTACCGTAGTAAATCGAATTTTCTCTCCATTAATCTGTATTATCTTAGTGTCGGGATGTACAACATATGAAACATTGTTCAAGTAAATAGTGTCATCTGACGCAATAAAATCTGGGCTTCCGCCCTCAGTACGGCGTGACGGTACTATCCAAGCAGTCTTCTTAATATCAGCTTGATATACTGATGCCTCATGTGACTTATTAATATCTAACAGATATGTGTTGCTATTTGGAGAAGCACCCGGAACCATTGAAGTTACTATTATTTGATCACCTGAATTAACTGTCGTTAATATGTTCAACTTAGTTGAATTTTCTCCTGGGACAAATCTTAACTGGCTAGGAGAAACTCTATTTCCATTAATTGTGACCCAAGTTCTGTTTGTATCTTTTGGCACAACATAGAAAGTTTGAGCAGTTTTTGTAATGGCCACCGAAGAAATTGTAATTGGAATCAAGTTGCTAACTTTAGTAACAAATCCAAGAGGTTGTTCATATTGGTTAACGCTTACATTTACACTACGAATAGGAGTTGTTAATCCGCTATCGGTATATAATGTGTACGGGTAATATGTGTCTCCGCCGTTCACAAAAGAACTATTAGCAAATAGATATACTTGTATATTATTCAATTGAGGTGATGAGCTAAATCCATCTAAGACAACATAATCACCAGTGACAAATCCAGGATTACCTAAAAACACAACAGAAACATCAACAAACGAACTGTTATCAACATATGAAATTGGAACACTTACAAAAGAAGTCGTAGTATCAGTGTTTAAATATTGTCGTTTTGTTTCATGGTAAGATGTAACAGCAACAATATCTCCTGATCCGGCACTTGGTACAGTTACTGTACCTGCTACTGCATTAATGGTATAATCTGCCGGTTTTAATCTTAATCCATTTAATTCAATGATTGCATTGTCTTCATTGTCTGAAGCTGACCCAAGATAGTTAAGATTATTTGATAAAGTAAATGTAGTTGATGAGGTGTACTCAAATACTTGTGTCTCCGGAATACTATATCCAAAATGATCGTCAGTATTATAATCATTTATAGTTGTGCTATCCTGAAGGATAGCAAATGATATGAAATCAACTTCTGGATCATATACATTATCGAACAGAATTGACATTAGATTATTATCACTTAACTCAACTGTGTAATCGGTTCCATATACTAAACGAGATCCATTATGATATACCAGCGGAGTTTCAAGTAATATATACCATGAATTTAATTCAATTTCGCTATTTCCTGTCATAGAATTTGTTTTTAACGGAACATTATCAGTAGTTCCCCTTGCGATTTGATTGCCGTTACCTATTTCGTATACTTCTATCAACAATGAAGTATTTGGAGATAGAGCATTAATTAAAGTTATTTCTTTAGTAATCCAATTAACAGTATAATCAAAACCTTGATAGATTCTAGGTCCCATAAAGGTGTCATTGTCAACTACAAATACTGATAGTTGTGCAGGGGTAGTAACCATATCAGCAAAACTCAATACAGAGTCACCGCTACTATCGATTCTAGATTTCATATTGAAACCAGTATAACCATAAAGTTTACTTTGAGAAACAGTTTCAACATCCCACCAAGATCCAGGTCTTGTCGTTACTCTAAATGAAATAGTATCACTAACTACTCCGGGTATCATTTCTTCAGGACCATAACCAGTTAAGAAATCACTACCTTTAATTTCATAATAAGGTTGAGTAACAACAACATTACTAATATCAGTCCACAAGTCTCCGGTTAAACTTCTGAACATCGAACCATTTGAACCTACTATAAAGAAATGTGTTCCGTCATATGATATATTGATTAGATTGTTAGTTAGACCATTAGTGTTGCTAGCTTGCCAAACATATCCGTCACTAGAAGTAATAATTATTCCATTATCGCCCACAGCAATAAAAGTATTGTTTGCATAAATTACATCTCGTAATGTAGAGGTTATAGGATCTCCATTATAGTCATCTACTGTTACTTGTCCCCAGTTACTAGCATTCAAACTTATCCACAAATCTCCGCCGGAACCGACAACAACAATCAATTGATTAGATGACGCTACACCAAAGAATTCATTAGTTGTAAACTGTACTGAACTTTCTCCCCACGTTTCTCCGGAATCACTAAGCAGTATTTTACCATAACTCTCAATAACAGGGGCAGCAGTTTCGTTACCAGATACTACTTTATTTCCAATACCCACAGCAAGGAATCCTGCATAGCCAGTAGTTTCAACATACTTTATATCATTTAAATTTTGATATAGTCTACTTGTATTAGTATAAACACTTCTCCACAATATTCCATCATCACTCTTAACAATTTGGTACATGCCGCATGCAATGAATGATTCACCTGAAGTAATTATAGAGTTTAGTGGGGTTTCAGGACAATCAATTTGCAACTCATCATACCCAGCATTGCTGTAGCCGCCAAAATCAAATGTGATTTGTTCTCCGATAGTAACCCAATTAACTTTATTAGGACTTACAAGTAATCCGGTTTTTGCATTAGTAGTTGTTGCTACATAGAAGAAACCATTGAATGCTATATCACTCACGCCAATATCACCGATATGAAAATCTTTAAATGACCAATCAATTAATGTAGTTTTTAACCATACTGTACCATTGTCGCTTGCCATTAGTAATGATTCGTTATTAGCTTCTCCGATAGCTACGTATTCTGTTCTAATCAAAGTATGTGACTGATCATAGATTAAAATAGGTATCATAGCATTTATATTGATGTCTCTTGGATAGAATCTAGTATCCTTAATAATAGAATCTAACGGAAGCACTTCGTCAGGTGCAAAACTATTGCCAAGATATGTTGGATTAGGATTAGTTACACCCAATAATAGCTGTCCCAAATCTTTTGCAGGCATATTAATTGTAGGCTCATAATAACCTGCAATACGATCAACTGCATTTAATGAACGGTCATCGACATTAACTTCTTGCCATTTTTTGTAATCAAAATAATCATCACTGTTACTTTCGATACAACGATATACCTTTTTATTATAAGACACTAACGCAGATACAACATACTTATACCCACCACTAGTAATTAGTGGTTCTGCTAAATATGCAAAATCAGAAGTGCCGTCACTCTTAAAAATAAAGTCAGTGAATGGTGTTGGTTTGATTAGTCCTGAATCACTAAATATTTTTAACTCTGTTGGAGTTACTGGGAAAATATAATAGTTTGCAGTAAAGCCAACTGATAGACCACTAATTTTAGATATTTGAATTTCACCAGTGGTATCGTTTGCATAGTTAATATCAATAACAGCATCATTTGTTCCGGTAACACCACCTAAATCATTTCCGGGTATAATTATAACGTCCCCGTCTTTATAGATAGTGCCGGGGTCAATTATTTTTAAATAGTATCTGTTAACAATAATTTGTGGATCAAAGTTTGGTCTGTGTATTTCAAAAATAGCGCCGCCGTTTGTTTGAATACTTATTGGGGTTGTAATTGTTTGTGCTTTAGTTACTTTATAGTAACCTACGCCGCCCGTTGTTCCTACAATAACTGAAGCTATTTTAGTACCCGAAACAAGTTCACTATTTGATAACGTTTGTCCAGCACTCAACTTACCTTTAGTAACTTCTGTTACTGTCATGGTCACTGGTGTAACTGTAAAAGTTACAGTAGACACTTGTGTTACTGGCGAACTAATAGTCCAAGAACTATTTGTACTTATACTTGTACCTGTTTTTCTTTCTACGATATAAACATCCGTCGCAATTGAACCACCGGTTAGTAAATCACCGATACTGATACCTATACTCACAGGTGCTGAAGTTACTGTTAGTGTTGTACCTGCAATGGTTCCTTGAAAAGTTGAAGTTTCTCCAATTTCAAATGTTGCTTTAAAATTTGCACCGGTATCATTATATGTGTAAGATGGCAGATTTCTAAAGAATTGAGTTTTTAGTCCTTTAACTTGTCCTGGTTTTAAGTTACTAGGAACATAGTTAACTTTTATTATTGCCCCGTCATCTGATGGATCTAAACTAGCACTGACAATAGGCATAACTGCACCTTGCAAACTAGCTGTAAGTATTTTGCTTTGTAGTAGTAATTCGTTAGCATTGATATCTTCTGGAATGTACGGGTCGCCGCTAACGCTAACTGTTTTGATCGGCCCAGCTGATCCTGTTCCTGTAATTTGAGTAATCGTAATTATAACATCGTTTGATGGCGTAGAGCCACCCAAATTGTCTCCGGTAATAGTAATAGTGTCATTAACTCTAAATCCTACTCCAGGTGAGGTTATAGTTACATAATATTCACCAATAGCTATTTCATTAAACACGCTAAATTTTAATCCCAAACCAGCAAAAGATGATATAGAAATTGTATTATCTAATGTAGCAGTATATTGATCAAATTTATACTCAGTACTAGAACTCATCGTTAAATTAGAACTTGAGTCATTTCCTAAACTAACAAAGATGCTAGGCCAAAAAATACCGGACTCCCAAGGAACAACTAATGATTTATAACTGGTTCGATCAAATCTTAACTTTGGAGATATTCCTCGTACAATGGAATTATTGGTAATAACTATTGCTCTAGGAACCATTTCAAGAGTATATGATAATGAAACATTTAATCTGTTTGTTTTAAATGAGACTCTGTGGTCACCTGATAGTGCTTCTCTCAATGAATAATGCAACGAAATAACAGGTTTATTTGATCGTATTGATGCTTGGTTAAAACCCAATACTTTTACATAGTAATAACCCGGTAAGATAGACTCAAATGTATTTGAGTTTGATACAATCTTTACCTGATCGCCAGTTTGCAATTGATCAGAGTCAATTACTAGTAAATCATATTCATAATTTAATTGCGTATTATTAAAATCTATTGTAAACGCAGGCTCAAATACAATATCAGGGGTAACTACGTAACCTTCCCCCGGATCTAAAACTTGCACCTCTACTACCCTGTCTTCTATTAGGACTGCCTTTAATGATGCTTCTTTTCTTGGTGCAGAATATTTTGTAAGGTCTATTTTGGCTTTCACAATAGGAGCGTCAACATAACCTCTGCCACCAAAAATTACAACAATACCTGACAAATCTGAGAATACTTTTGTGCCCGGTAAGTGCTCGGTTACGGTTGTATTTTCAACCCCTCTGCTTATGCCAAACAATTTCTTGTGTTCTCTATCAACTTGAGTGTATCGTATTAGTTCATCATCAATTTTGATTAAGCCAGTTACTGGTACGCCATACGCAGTTTCTAGAATAATTTCTTGTGATGAGGTAGACATATACTTGCCTAATATGCCAATAACTTGATCTTTTCCGGAATCTATTTTTAATCCATAATTTTCATACCAAGACTTGTTTTCAGTATCAGTTGACCAAAGGTTATCAGTAGCAACAATATCACTCTCAGTATTAAAGTTAGTATTTTTTAATTTTGGAGACTCAAATTTACTTGTATCTACATTGTATTTGGCTGGTAAGTCAAAGTCAAAAATACTACCTTGGTACACATCAGTACCAAAATATGTAAAATAAAACTCTTTCAATACGGTGTGATAAGGTTTTACTTCGTTGATAAATCCTTCTAATAAATTAATATTTTCAGTTTGATATTTTTGATAAGATTTCAATTCTCTTACTTGATAACTTACATCCGCTAAACTTGTTTTATTTAACCAAGGAAGATAATTTTGTGATTCAATATTTTCACTTTGAATATATTCAAACATCAATATTAGGCTTTTGTTTCTATGTTCTAGCAACTCACCTACATAAATCTGTTCATTTAATGCACGTATTATATTTTTTGTTTCAGTTACTGGATAAGAATCAAAACTTAGTACGTCAAAGAAATTATCACCATAGCCAATATCATCTCCTATAGGATTCCAAATCTTAGATGATATTTCTATAGTTCCATTTTCAAGTCCAATGCGTTGCCATGAACCAAAAGTAAATTTATATACCTCTCGATGCCCTTGAAGGTTTTTAATGACGCCCACAATTGCGCCGTCAGCTACAGTTTCTTTTATTAAATCAGGATATGTGTTGACTTCAAATATTGGTTTAACTGTGTCTGAATATCCTTCAGCCCACCAATAAGTGTAGTTCCAATATTTAGTAGTGTCATAATTGTCACCTGAATCACTTAAAAAAGTTAAATTAGGCAATTCAGTTATCGGATAACCCTTCAATACACTGTTAGCATATTTTATATAATTCTTCAACGCTTCAGTTCTATTAATAAACATAGTTTGTCCAGGACGTACTCCTGTACCTATTTGAACTAATTTAGGAACATTTGAATTAGGTAAAACTTGACCATTATCATCTTGCCCTGCTAAACTTTCAATGAACTTTTTGTACAATCCTTCTGGAATCAAATAATTTTTACCATCAGGTAAACCAGGCAAGAAATCACTAGGGAAATCTGATCGGATTAACTTGACTTCACTGTGTATTGGTATATCAACTGATGTTGAACTATAACCAATATGTAAATTAGTTTTGGTTCCTCTCAACGAATCACGAATATTGTATAATCCAAATACATTTGATTTTAGTGCTGTAAAATAACTAATACCAGATCCAAGCGGGTTTAGAATATAATTTTCAATTACCGTATCTGTTAATGTTTTTCCTTTAGCACTGAATAGGATATTAGTATTTCTTACCCAATAGTAATATCTAACATTTAAATTTCCGCCAGCGTCAGTTTCATATGATACGCTATAACTTGCAAAATCATACGGAGTACCTCCTCCAATATAATTAATAGGCAGTACATCGCTTTCTATCCAGCTGTAAACTGTTACAATACTTCCCGGAAATACGGAACCCCAATACTTACTGTTATATTCAATATCATCTTGATGGTAATTAATGAATTTAGTACTAGAGATATCAAACCACATTGTTCCTATTTTGTTTTTTGACCAGACTACGTTACCGGTGGCTATGTCATTGTTATACCCTGCAGGATCTACACCGGCAATGTAGTCGAGATTGACTGCAATAGTTCCTAATAATTTACCTTGTAACGGGTCAAAGTAATCAAGTGAGTCTAAAGTCAAATTAGTAGTATTATCGTACAACTGAACTTTTTGAATTTTATTCACATCTGTAATTTCAGATGACTTTCTAAATACAGACCAGTGCTTGTCACCGGATAAATTCTGATAAGCAACTGCTCGTCCAGTAGTAGTACCTGAACTATACTTATGATTTGGGGCACCAATGATGGCTCGGTTATTTCTTAATGCAACTGCTTTACCATAGTAAGGTTGTTTGCCGTAAGATGTTTCTAAGTCCGGTAAAGATTGTGAATATATATAATTACCTAAAGAAAGTAGCGTTTCACCTTGTGAGTCAATGTATTCATACACGTAGGCTTGTCCTGCATTTTTATAATTATCTTCCCATTGAGTGAAGTTATTATCAAATACACAATCATTGTGGTTGTTTGTATCATCGGTAAAGTCAAACGTTGTATTCAAATATCTGTCTGTAGTAGGAGCACCTACAATAAAACTATTTAACTCGCTAAACTTCACGCTATAACCAAAACTAGTTCTTGAGTTTGGTCTAGGATCAGTTATGACTTCTGTTGTAATATATTCGGCAATACCTAGTTGTGTCATAATTATAGAAGGACCGGCAAGTGCTTCAGTCCAGTTAACTACAACTTTTCCGTCATCCCAAGGAGCTGAAGCAAAAGTCAATGTATTACCTGACAAACTATAGTTATAACTAGGGATTACATAATCGTCTATTGTAACTGTTAGATATGATTTGTTTGGTGGTGCATGTGCTAATACAAAAGAAAGGGTAGATGCATCACCGGTGAACTTATCTTCATGATAGTAGTTAGAACCAAAGACAGTTATATTCAATTTGTTATTAACTGGTCCTAAATTAAAATCACGTAGGCGAATTCTTAAATAAGTTTGACCACCATCATCAGTGAATGCATAAGCAAACACATTGTTTACTACTGACAAATTAATTCTATTAGCAACATAGTAGGCATCACCAACAATGCCTTCA